TGGAGATAATCGGTGAAACTAGATTACGACTACGACCAAGACCCTCGTTACGGTTACTACAGGCTTAAGGTTGAGAGCAGGGACACCTCACGATACCGGGGTATGGTAGAAGTGATCGTAGATGATGAGGATGGTGGCACTCTGGCAACGTACGAGCTGAACACTAAAACAGGGGAAATCACCCCAACATGCATGTGCAACGCTTGGAGCGAGTCCGAGTGCGCTTGTGGTAATTACTGAAAGGAAATAACAGATGATTGAATATACAGTAAAAGTCAATACCCTTGGCGATAAGTCTTGGTGCTTGAATAACCAGCTACACCGAGAAGATGGACCTGCTATGGAACGTGCCGATGGCGATAAGTCTTGGTGGTTGAATGGCAAGCTGCACCGAGAAGATGGACCTGCTGTTGAACGTGCCGATGGCGATAAGTTTTGGTACTTGAATGGTAGGTGTATGACAGAAAAACAACACAAAGCAGCCATGAATCCTGTTGAAGAGATGACTATGAAAGAGATTTGTAAAGCTCTAGGAAAGAATGTGAAGGTGATTAAATGACTGAATACACAGTAAAAGTTTGGGCTAATGGCGATAAGTTTTGGTGCTTGAATAACCAGCTACACCGTGAAGATGGACCTGCTGTTGAATCTGCTAACGGCAGTAATTGGTACTTAAATGGTGTGCATATGACCGAAGAAGAGTATAAAGCTGCTATGAACCCCGTTGAAGAAATGACAATGGAAGAGATTTGTGCAGCACTTGGCAAAACCGTAAAGGTGATTAAATGAGCTGGTTCTGGAGATACGTGAATTACTTGGCTACATGGCGTAGTCACCGAGATACTATTAAGCAACTCAACCTTTTGTCCAACAGCGAGCTAAGTGACATTGGTATCAACCGATCTGACATTGACCGCATGGTGTGGCTAGAGGAAGACAAAACACTAAGAGGACGAGGTTCTAAGGATGACTAGACTTGAAGAACTTAAGGCTGCTTGGGATGCTGCTTATGCTGCTAAAGATGCTGCTAATGTTGCTCTTG